CGATACCAAGATTATCAGTCTTATATTCCATTATAGCAGCATCACAAATTTTATTATACACCTCATCACGTAACTCATCATTATTTTCAAGTAACCCATTCCAATCTTTAGATAAGAATTTATGAGCTTTTCCTGTATCATCAGTATATGTATACCATGATCCGCCTTGACTGATAAGTTTATGATTTTTAAGAGCTGTTAACCATCCACCAAAATTATCTACTCCACTATCAAAAAAGATATCGAATTCAGCCGTTCTTAACGGTGGACCCATTCTGTTCTTAATAATTTTGGCTTTAGTTTTAATACCAATTACTTGATCTTTGCCATCAACCTTTGCTTTAATTTGCCCTGCAGCTTGTAAACGTAATCTACATGAAGCATGGAATCCTAAAGCTTTACCACCTGAGGTAGTGTAAGGATCACCAAACATTGCTCCGAGTTTTACTCTCAATTGATTAGTAAACACAAGAGTTACCTTTTGCCTACCCATTAATTGAGTAATTTTTCTCATTGCTTTTGATAATACGATTGCTTTACTTGTAGCCCAACCATCTTTAGAATAATCAGCCTCTTGCTCTACCCGTGTAGTTGCAGCTGCAACTGAGTCAACTACGATTGTGACCATTCTATCTTTATTTGACTCTCTAACCTTAGAAGTAATATTTTCAATAACCTCGAAAATATCTTCTACTGTATCAAGTTGAATATATAGCATATCTTTAACATTAACACCAATAGCTCTAAGGAAATCTTCATTACATGCATTCTCAGTATCGATAAATACTGCTAAACCACCTTTCTTTTGAGTATCTGCAAGTAGGTGACCTGCTAGTAAAGACTTACCTGAAGCTTCTAGACCAGTTAATTCGCATATTCTGCCAACTGGTATTCCTCCGTATTTTCTGTTAGATATTGCTAGATCAAGCATAGCCGAGCCAGTAGAGATCCATTCTGTTAAATCAGTAGGAGTCTCTTCTGAACCGTCTAGGAAGTAAGCAACTTTGTAACCTTTAAATTGTTTATTAAGACTGGTAGCTAGAACATCAGCTAGGTCGTCTCGTGTAGTCTTTTTAGACATATATAACCCTCTTTTTAGTTGTTAAATAATTCGTCAAATGCCGAGTTTACATCATCTACCTTTTTAGTATTAGTTGATGTAGGTTGTGCAGCAGGAGTTCCTGAACCTGTAGATGTCTCAGATTCTGACTCACCCTGTTCTGGATCCAACCATATAGCTAATTGATCTTTTAATTCATCATACGAAACTTTCTTAAAGATATCGTTTGCATCTTTTTGACCGTTCATAATAGCTTCAGCTACATTTTTATCTTCTGTTGCTGGAGTTTGATTAGGTTTAATTCTAATCGTTGTTTGTGGATATTGCTTTCCTAATTCTGCAGCTGTCATAAATTCTACTGTAACATCTCTACCTGCGTTTAGGTCTGTAATATCACCATAATCAGGGTCTGCAATAAAACTTAATAGTTCTTGATAAACTGTTTTACCAAATCCCCATAATTTCACGCCTTCTGATTCTTGCCCTCTCACGATAACAGGAACATAAGTTCTCATTTTCGGCTCAAGCTTTCTTGACATTTGCCAATCATCTCTATTACCAGTTGCTTTAAGTTTTTCTGCAAACTCTACTACTGGATCTGCTTCACCATGAGTTACTGGAGATAAGAAAGTTTTACCATTCAATCCATAGTGAAAGAATAACTCAATAAATGGGTTATCCTTATTATATTGATAAGGTACGATTCTGATTGTTTGTTTACCTGGTTCTGGTTTCCAAAGGTTGTTTTGTCTACCAGTTTGGTTTTGTAGGCCGGAAAGCCTTTTTCGGATTGCATCTAAGTCTAGTGCCATAATTTTCCTCTTTTAATTATTAATTGTTATTATTTAAGTTAGTTGTTATTTATTAATTATTACTATAATAAGTAGACTACTAACAGCTTATTTATACTAAATATACGAACTTTATACCGTTACTACAACTATTTATCTAAAAATTTTACAGTATTAGCGTTCATATTATTATGTTTTGCGCAAAAGTCATATAACTCCTCAGTAGTGCCATCGAATGTATTCATCCACTCAATAATAGTATCTTTATGTATAGAAAACTTTTTAGCTAAAGCTTCAGTTAATCGTGTAAGTCTATCTCGCTCTACTTTATCACCATCTTCTCGTAGTAAATTATACCTCTTTCTATACCGTTTTTCGATATCATGGTATAATCCATCTGATAATGGATCATTACCTTTATACTCTTTTAAGAATTTTTTTTGATCTTGCTCCATCCACTGCAGTTCCCATTCAGCTTGCTCGAACAATACAGGGTATTCAAAATCTCCATTACGTATCTTATCTATTAAACCTTTACTGTATGGTAAGGATTTATGTGAACGGAATCTCCTCCACCAGTAGAATGGTGAACGTTTACCACCTTTAGGTCTTATTGGTGCTTTACTCATTATTTCCAAAGTATTTGTATAGCAACTAAAGTTGTTGCTAAAATTAACGATATTAATGTCTTAACAGTTATACCTTCACCCATCACAAGATAAGTTAAAATACTAAATACTATCATACCAGTACCAAATCCTATAAATCTTCCAGGCCATAAAGATCCGTTAAAATATTCTACTACAAAAGTAGTTGCATATATAAACATATAAGATATTGGCATACTAAATATTGCTGCCATCCAAAACGGATTTTCTTTCGACCATTGCCAAACAAACTGACCGTTAGTTTGAACCCATATTAAAGCTTGCCCTAATAAGAACAAGATTATTCCTGTAATTAATTTACCCATATTTAATCCAATATACGAATTTCCATATTATAAACCAACTAATACCACAAATAAATTTAATTATTTCGTAAGGTAATTTTATGATCCAATATCCTAATCCTATTAATACTAATAATGCTATTATTTCCATAATTTTATTTTGTGACTCCGGAGGGATTCGAACCCCCAACCAGCAGAGCCGAAATCTGCCATTCTATCCAGTTGAACTACGGAGCCATGTCCTCGAGGCCTCAGTTACGACTTTTACTTTGGCAGCCTCACCCAAAACATCTCTTAATTGATTCAAACACGTCTGAATTATCTTTTACCAAGAGTTCTAGTAAGTACTTTTTGTGGTAGCCCGACGGGGAATCGAACCCCGGTTACCAGGATGAAAACCTGGCGTCCTAACCACTAGACGACCGGGCCTAGTTTGTGGAGAAGGTGGGACTCGAACCCACGACTTCTACAGTGCAAGTGTAGCGCTCTAGCCAACTGAGCTACATCCCCTATTACAAACATAATTTTTCTTTTAATCGTTTAACATGCTTACATTCTTGAAATCTTCGAAACATAGCCGCTGGGCATTCACAACTAAAATGATCGTTGTGAGTTCTTACTACGTTATAATATTTTAACTTACCAGTCTTTTTATCACGTGATCCCATCTCACTATATGTATGCGTCCATTTATCCATTAACCAATAACCTGTTCGTTAAACCACTGATCCATTGCATCGTCTTCATGAAAAGATACACATACCATATGTATTTTAACAAACTCAACAATCTTTTTACCAAATCTACTAGTAGGATCAATATTATGACCAGTAACACCAAATGTAGTTATTGTCCATATATCACCTTTAGCTCCATCTACAACGCTAACTCGATATTGAACCATCTCACCGTCTGCATCATTAAGTTGAACATCATGTACCATACCTAATACTTCTGGATTAGGATCAGGTGTTGTTGCATACAACTCTCTACTATTTAGTATTTTAAATCTCGCTTTAGGCATATTACTGTATATTTTCTGATTCGTTAGCCCATTCCATATCTAAATCTTTAGAACAAGGTATTTGTAATTCGTCACATTCCATAGCGTCAAGCTCGTTAGCAACTCTTTCAGATGTTTCTCTATCTAACTTTTCTAATCTAGCAATTTCAGTTTGCAATTCTGTTAATCTACTTTTAGTCATTTTTTATTTTTTATTTAATACTATTAGGGTACTTTCCCTTTTATTTATACCTAAAGATAAGAAAAATATCTCAGGCTACCAACTGTTTTTACTGTTATTTTTTAAACATTTCTACCGTTTTCATATACATGCTTTACTGTAGGAAACCTTAAAGATATACCACCTTCTTGATTTTTGGTTTCTTCGAAATACTGAACTGTAATCGTTTTACCAACTATAGATTCATTTATATAATTACCTGCATACCATAATCTTTGAGCTTGATTCCACCCTGAACCAACTGCTACTCTATGACCTTTATGATCAATATATACTTGAGATAGCATTCGCTTTTTAACTTCTTTGCCTTCCTCGATAATTCTATGAGTTTCAAAATCGACTCCTAATACCTCATATTCTGCATCAAAGAACTTTTTACATTTTAATAAATTTTTCGAACGTTTACCTTCATAACCTGAATTACGTCTCAACATAATACCTTCATAACCATTCTCATCTGCATCTGCTATCATACCAGCTAACTGCTCGTCTGACTCTACTGGATGTTGCTCTAGTAAACTTAATGTATCAGTCTCAGTTAAATCACAACCTTGCAAACTGATATATCTATCTTCTAAAGTAGTAGTACCTTTTTTAGTATCAAACTCTTCTAAAGTTAAATAATCAAATATAACATATTTAGGATTTTTAATAGTATGATTTTTTCGTTTAATCTCTTTCATTAAGCCTTGAAAATGTTCGTTACCGTTTTCGTCCATCAAACAAATCTCACCATCCAAAACAAAGTCACCTGGTATAAAAGATACTTCTCTGATTACTTTAGCTAGAGTAGTAAATTCGTTACCTTGTCTGGAATAA